TCGTCTCCTAGCAGAGAATACTGCGAAGGGTTTTCATGGACTCTTTTAGCACAAAACTGCACCAGAAGATGATGGGCATAAGAGAAAACCACCCAAGAGCTATAAGCTCCAAGTGGTTGACCTCTTCCCCAGCTTATGAAATGGTCCTTCTTTCCTACTCTCCACTTTCTTTCAGAGATTACTGTCTTCCACAGGCCCGAAACCTCGGGTCCATACAAGTGGTCCATGAGGACCATTTGGAATGATAGGGGAAACCTATCGGTGGCTGACGTAAGGTCGAATGAGTGGATTGGCTTTCCTTTACTCAGGGTCATGGCTCTTTTGAAGCCACGGTTCTGGTTGAGGGTGCAATCACCATCGATTCGACTTATAACTCTAAGCAATTGCTCATGGAAAGGCTTCAGGGCTTGTTGAGTCCAGAAGTCTACTATGGCAATTATTCTTGTCTTTCCACCATTCTCTGGTAGGAAGGCAATCCGCCCAAGGTCGTAATTACCCTTGGGAGCATGAGTTAAGCAATTTCTGAAAGAAGAGAGAATGGGATGATTTGTGACGGTCAACAGTTTCTTGATTGCCTCTTTTAATTCGGGTCCTGCATTGAGCAGGGCCCGGGCATCAAGGTGGGCTGCTGGCACGGCAGGACCGTTAGGTCCAGAACGTGCCCCAAAGGTTAAATCTAGGGATGCTTTTGGCATGTCTAGCTTTGGAACAGACTCTTGGAGGAATTTCTTAAACTCCTCCAAGAGCTTGACCGGTACAGGTTTCCCGGGATTCGTGATTGGTTCAATATTCATCTCAGGTGGTAAAACCACCAGTAGGTGAACACCCGCAAGGGTTAGACCTATTCTCTTGGTCCACTTATCCCCCTTTAATAGAGGGAGAAGTGGCTTAAGAGTCAGAGGTATATTGGTCCCTTTCACAGTCTTGCGAAAAGGAATAGGTTGGAAAGGTTCCCCGGTAGCCAATTTAAGGGCTACCTGGTACATACCTTTTGAATTAGTCACGGCACTCTTCAGACCTTCATTCCTGGATAACTCCAGGAATGCTGAGGAGTACTGAGACCAAATCTTTTGAACAGTATCAATAGAGATATTGGTTCTGCCAAACGTATTCACAAGAGACAGCATTGTCTTTAAATGAATATTCACGAGTCTTACAC